GCTATATCGAGGCGACCAGTGGCACGAAGGTGAAGGGCAATCCTAAACTTGCCACGCTTAAGACGATGGCTGAAGAAGTCGCCAGTGCTGCGGAGATCAATGCATGAGCCTGCTAACGGTTTTTCAACAGGCTTGCACGTCAGGCATAGCTTTAGAGAAACCGGCAGCGGTTTACGGATCGACAACCCGCGAGCATATCGAGCTGGCGAACATTGCTAACGAAATGGCGGCCATGATTGCGGCCAGCCATGAATGGCAAATCCTGAACAAGATTGCGGTTATTACCGGCGACGGGACCAGCGAAGACTTTGCCTTGCCAGCCGATTATGACCGGCAACTGGATAAGTCCCAATTGTGGTCTACGTCGCTGGAAACCCCGCTTTCGCCAATCAGTGACCGGGACGAATGGCTTGGCCTTGACATTAAGAGCTTCGATTTCATCATCAATGCCTGGATCATTTACGCAGGCGAAATCCACATTAAGCCGCCTCTCGCTTCGGCTGTGCAGGTCAAATACTTCTACCAGTCCGACCTGTGGGGCCTGAACGGTTCAACGCCTATTAGCGAGTTCACGGCAGACACGAACACGTTCCGTATTGATGAACGGCTGTTGAAACTAGGTATCATCTGGAAGTGGCGGGAAATGAAGGGCCTGCCTTATGCAGAGGATTTGGCCACTTATGAGCGCCTGTTAGCCAAGCTGATAATGCGCGACAAGGGCAGCCGCATTTACCGCATTGGTAAGGCCCAGATGCCGAGAGATGCGATCTTTGCTTATCCGCAGGACATTGTTCCATGAGAATAGCGATGCAGCCCACGCAGCGCCCGCCCATGTATCCGGCGCCAAGGAGTGCGCGCCCGGTAACATTCCCGGCGCCCGTGCGCGGCTGGGTCACGAATACGAACCTCTCTGCTCCGGTCGATCAGGCTGCGCTCGTTCTGGACAACTGGATACCTGGCCAGACAGGGATCAAGGTTCGGGGCGGATGCGCCAAATATGCTACGCTTCCAAGTGCCTGCACCGCAATGTGGATTTACGAAAGCGGTCCTAACGAGAAGCTGTTTGCAGCGACGGGCACGGCGATTTACGACATTACAACGGTTGCCAACCCTGCAAGTGCGCCCAGCGCCGATGTCAGCAGCCTGACCGGTGGGGATTGGTCATTCGTGCAGTTTGAGACTTCCGGGGGAGATTTTCTTGTCGGGGTAAATGGCGCGGATACGCCAAGGGAATATGACGGCACGTCATGGTCTACCAGCACGATGAGCCACGGGAGTTTGACGACTTCGACCCTGAGCCATGTCTGGGCCTTCAAGGAACGCCTGTTCTTCATTCAGGGCGGCACCATGAATTTCTGGTATCTGCCGGCAGGTGCCAAGACCGGAAGCCTGACGCAGTTCAGCCTGGCTGGTGTGTTTGGTAAAGGCGGCGGATTGCTGTTCGGGGGCACATGGTCGCTTGATGCCGGAGACGGTGTGGACGACCTGTGCGTGATTGTCAGCACGCTTGGCGAAGTGGCAGTCTACAAAGGCGACAACCCAAGCAGTGCGAATTCATGGGCGCTTGTGGGCCGGTATGAGATTGCCAAGCCGCTTGGGAAGCACGCCATAGAGCGGGCGGGCGGTGAATTGCTTGTTGCCACAATAGAGGGCGTCGTCCCTATTTCGGAAGCAGTGAGCAAGGACCGGGCTGCACTCAGCCTCTCAGCGATCAGCCGCGCAATTGAGCCGGATTGGACTGTGGCGGTCAAGGATCGTTCCGGCCTGCCATGGTCGATGCTCAAGGTGGCCGAAAAGAACCTGATGTTTGTCGGGACGCCTAGTCCGAGCGCGTCAGTGGAAAAGGCCTGCTTTCTGGTAAACCTGGAGACGGGCGCATGGGCACGCTACACGGGCGCCCCTTGGGAAATCCGTGCTCAGGCTGCTTTGCTGGGTGTGCATTACACGGGCACCGGCACGGGGGTCATTTACCAGACCGATACGGGCGGCTCCGATGACGGGTTGATCTACGTGGCCAAATACGCAGGGCATTTCAGCCCGCTTGGCACGAATGCGGCGATCAAGTCCTGCAACCTCGTCCGGGCTAATTTCCGGGCGACACGGGCATTTATTGCGCAGGTTTCGGGAAGTGTGGATTTCAGCGTGGCGTTTCCGGCTGCACCGGGCAGCGTGGCGAATTCGACTGAGGACACATGGGACACGGGCCTGTGGGATACAGCCCTGTGGGACGCGGCATCTGCTTCCCTGAGCGTGACTTCAAACTGGCAAAGCATAGCAAAGGCCGGGTTTGTGTTCGCGCCACAGGTGCAGATCACCAGCGGAATAACGCCCAAGCCAGACGCAGAGCTGATGAGCTTCGATGTGCAGTATGAGACGGGGGCGATTGTCGTATGAAATTGCTCTATGGCCATTCGGATGCGGTGGAGCGTTTTGTTGCTGGCCTGATCCCCCGGTGCGCGGATGGGTTTGGCCCATGCCAGGCGATAGGCGTGATCGACAACGAGGGTAAACTTCTTGCTGGCTGGGTCTGGCATGGCTGGGACCCGAGTGCCGAAACGATGGAATTCAGCGGGGCAAGCCTGACCCCGCACTGGATGACGCAGGAAATCCTGCACAAGCTGTTTTCCTATGCGTTTGACGAGGTTGGATGCCAGATGGTGCTGACTCGGAATTCGGCCCATAACAAGCGTCTTCACAGGCAGCTAAACCGTTACGGGTTTACGCGCTGGGACGTTCCGCGCCTGTTTGGCAGGGCTGAAAACGGGGTATTCTGGACGCTGACAGACGACGACTGGCGTGCTAACAATTTCCATCCGGGGACCAAATCACATGAGCAAACCACGCCCGCCCACACCGCCTGACCCTCAACAGGTCGCTGGCGCACAAACGGGCACGAACGTGTCCACGGCTATCGCCAACACCGCAATGGGCCAGGTTAACCAGGTCACGCCTGACGCTTCGCTGACGTATAGCACAAGCGGGGATTATACGTGGACCGACCCTTCAACCGGCCAGAGCTATACCGTTCCGCGTTACACGGCGACCACGACGCTTTCCCCCGAAGCAGCGGCGATCCGCGCGCAGAACAACGCGGCGAGCCTGAACCTTGCCACACTCGCAGCAAACCAGTCTGGCCGGGCTGACCAGCTACTCAGCCAGCCGTTCAGCCTTGACAGCGTTCCGGGCGGTGCAGATCGCACGGGTTTCGGCCCTGCAAGCTATGGCGGCGATCTGAGCACGCCTCAGTTCTCGCAAGGCGGGGCACCGCTTCCCCAGACCGCTAACCTTCAGGACAGCTACACACCCGAAGGCGGCTTTTCAGCAGATCGGCAGCGGGTCGAGGATGCCCTTATGGGCCGTCTCGATCAACAGCGCGGTCGCGATATGGAAGGGCTGCGCACCCAGCTAGCTAATCAGGGCATCAACATCGGGACAGAGGCTTATTCGCGTGCGTTGCAGGATTTTGAGCGCACTAATACTGACATGCGGACAAGTGCTATTCTTGGCTCTGCGCAGGAGCAAAGCCGCCTTCTGGGCGAAGCACGGGCAGCGGGCGGGTTTACGAACCAGGCACGTCAGCAGGATTTCACGAACCGCGCGGGTCTGTTCGGTATGGGCGAGGATCAGCGGCGTTACGCAGATGCGATGGCGCAGCAACAGTTCGGCAACCAGCAAGCCATTCAGGGCCGGGGCGATGCGATTGCAGGCGCACAGTTCGCGCAACAGCAGTCCATCTTCGACGCGCAGGACAATGCCCGCGCACGGGCCTTGCAGGAACAACTTGCACTCAGGAACCAGCCAATCAACGAAATCACGGCGCTGATGTCAGGTTCTCAGGTTGCAACGCCTCAGTTCGGGATTGCACAGAGCGCGATGATCCCAACCACGGATTATGCGGGCATTCGTCAGCAGGGGTTCAACAACCAGCAGGCCAATTACCAGCAGCAGAACGCTAATTACCAAGCGATGCTGGGCGGACTGTTCGGGCTGGGTAGCGCAGGTATTACGGCTTCCGACATCCGCCTGAAAGCCGACATCGAGCCGCACGGCGTTCGCAACGGGCACAACTGGTATAAGTTCCGCTACGTGTGGGAAGACCCCGGCACGGTCCACGAGGGCGTCATGGCACAGGAAGTCATGCAAACCCGGCCAGATGCGGTCAGCACGCACCCGATGGGCTTCTTTGTGGTTGATTATGCAGCCCTTGGCTTGGAGATGGTTTGATGGCTTACACTGGCATCAACTTCAACCGCGCCCGTATGCCAGCCCGGCAAGGTATCATCGACCCGTTTCGCATGGGTCCGCCTCAGATCGGCGTAGACGGCGGCTCTATGCGCCAAGGCATCGTCAGCGCCCCGACCATGCGTGAAGCCCTGATGCAGCAATCCGGCCCACAACAGGGCGTTGCTGAAATCCTCTCGCAAGGCTTGCCCGAAATGATGCCAGACCTTGGCGGGGCAACTTCCGCAGCCTCTCGCCAGCGCCAGATCGCAGACATGTTGCTTCAGGGCGCCCAGAGCCAGGATAACACATCCATCGCAGGCGGCCTCTCGCAACTCGGGCAGGCATTCCTTGCGCGGCGTGCAGGGCAGAAGGCAGACACGGCGGAAGACAAACAGCGCGAAATGGCAAACCTGTTGCTTCAGCAGGCAATGGGCCAAGGCCCCGAAAGCCAAGCCGCACGGGCGCAACTTTTTGCAGACAGCCCTGCAGCTTTGATTGCGCAGAGTGACGCGCAACAGGCGGCGCAGGCAGAACAGCAGCGGACGCAGATGCAGAACGAAATGATTGCAAATCTGTATCCTGAAGGAAGCAAAGAACGCGCCATGATTTTGGCGGGGGTTGGGGCTGCGGAAGCAACAAAACAGGCGTTCGCGCCGCCGCCTGAAGCTCAAGGCGCGAGCTCGCCGCTGGGGAAAATTGCAGCGGATTTGCAAGCAGGTTTTATCACGCAGGAGCAGGCAGACGCGGCCATCGCAGCGCAAACCGGCGGCATGACTGATTATCAACGCGCTCAACTGGAGGCGGCAGCGGCAGCACCTCAGGCGCCCGCAGCTCGCCCGATGAGAGAAGACCAGAACGGCGTGCTTCGGTATCTGGACGGTGCGCAAGAGCCAGTGTTTTCCAATGTGACAACCGCGCCCGCGCCCGCCAAGCCGCTTATTGGGGCAGAAAGCATGGGCCGCGTGGCCGCTGGTTTGCCAAACATGCGACAGGCCGTGACCGATCTCAAGTCAGCCTTGGGCGTAAATATTCAAGGCGGCACAGCAACCACGTCTGAAGGCGGCTATCGCCCCGACCAGGATTGGGGCGCTTTGGTGCTTGATAATATTCCGTTTACCGGTGACGTGATTGCGCGCGTTGCGGGCGGAGAGGATTACCAAAAGTTTGATAACGCTTATTCGACTTTCGAGGCTGCTGCGCTTCCGATTATGTCCGGCGCTGCCGTTACCGATTCAGAAGCTAAACGCGCCTTAAAAGCCCTTCGCGTGCGCATAGGCGACACCGATCAGGCCGTGGCGCGGAAGATGGCGAACATGGATCGCATGGTGTCCGGCCTGGAGGCCGCCGCTCGCGGTGACACCGCTGCGCTGCAATCAATTGTCGGTGTTGTAAATTCCGGCAGCACCACGACCGCAGCCAACGGCCTGCCACCCGGTTTTATCGTCATTGAGTAATCACTCAACCAGTCTGTATCCTTCGGGCGGTAGCGAAATTTCTGCCCGAGACGCCCGCTCAAGCTGTTCAACTCTGTCTATGATTGTGTCCCGCTCTTTCCAAAGCAACCAGACATTTGCCGCAAGGATCAGTGAAATCAGAAACGCAACAGACCCCACGAGTGACCGTTGATCCGCGCGCGTCTCGATCTCATAAGCCCAACCGTGCGGATCATTGATCCGTTTAGCCTTTTGCTTTACCTTCAGTTTATCAATTTCGCTGCCCAAGGGGGCTCCTATGGCTGGACCTGATTCGCCTAAGTATGCCGTAAATCCCGAAACTGGCCAAGTCATGCGCAATGACGGGACCGGCTGGGCCAAGGTCAAGACGGCAAAGAACCAGCAGGGCGAAATCCTCATTAACGAGGGCGGGACATGGACGCCGCTTCCCGGCCGCGCTCCCGCTGCGCCGTCCGGTTTTGCGGCTCCGCCCAAAATGTCGATTGCGCAAGCTGCTGACGTTGCGGGCGCGCAGGGCAAGGAGTTCGGGTTTGCAGACGAGGCGTCCGCGCTAAAGCGCTCAGTAGGAATCCCCAAATCAGCAGACAAGCTGTTTGAGGCTAACCCGTTTAACCGCTTCCTCAACATTGGCCTTGGCGCGGGCACGGCAATTGCGGACGCTGCCGGCGTGAAAATGTCGCCCAAATATACGCAGGCCAAGGACGCTGAAAACGCTCAACTTGCGCAGGCGCGCTCAGATCGGCCTGTCACGTCTTTCGTGTCTGAGGTTGTGCAATCCTTGCCCTATCCTGGCGGCGCGCTGCGCATGGGCGCCCCAATCCTCCGGGAGTCGGCCAAGATGGCAGGCATCGGCGCAGCGCAAGGTGGTGTCTATGGCTTTGGCGCTGGCGAGGGCGAGGGCCGCATTGAAAGCGCTGGCACAGGCGCCACTGTCGGTGGCGCTCTAGGCGCTGCCACCCCCGGCCTTGCGGCAGCAGCATTGCCTGTGGTGCGCGGCACGCGAACGGCGCTGGCCAACGCAACCGACGCCATTGTTGAAATGTTTGGCGGCACAGGAACAGCGGGCCAAGCCTACGCGCGGCAGGTTGCGGAAGCAGCGGTGCGCCGGTCAATGGAACGATCGGGCATGACGCCGGAGCGCATCCTTGAGACATTGCAGCGGTTCGGAAACAAGCCTGCGGTTCTGGCTGAAGTTATC